AGAAAAACATTAGACCCATACGCTGTAAGACTAATTGATAATATTACAGGTGGTCCAAATATACTGAACCAAAAGCAAATGTTTGATAGAACTGTTCAGTTGTTTAAAGATATAAAAAACGACCCAACTAGATTTGAGTTTGCTAAAACACAAATTAAAAGATTAAACAAAGCAACTCTTGTAGGTAGTGAAGAATTTTCAGATGAATTTGCAAAAGTTTTAGATGATTTACCTCAGTTTGATGAAGTAGCACCAAAAACAAAAGTAACAAAAAAAACTAAAACAAAAGCTACTGATTTGCCTTTACAGCAATCAAAACCTAATCCTAAAATTTGGAACAATGTAGAAGCTATTACAGAAGACGTATGGGAAACAACAGGTAAAGCTTTAAATAGAGTTGTTATACCTGATGATTTTTCTGTAGAAGCTGCAAGTGCTATGGGGTATGACGAACTGTTGCCTAAAGTAATACAAATAGCAAAAAAAATTAGTCCTAATGACCCAGAAAAACACATGAGAGTTTTATATCTTGGTGCAATAAAAGAACAGAAAAGATTAGCTACAAATGTAAGTCGATATATGAATGATATAGAACAAGCTTTCTTGCTTGGAGAAGATATACCAGATGAACTACTACAAAATTGGTCAGAAGATATATCAAGAATGATAAATCTTGCAGGTCCAACTAAAAAAATAAGTAACGAAACAGCAGGTACAGTAAGAGTTAATCAACTTATAGATGCAGAACCTAAAGATGTTAGTCGCATACCTGTTGACGAACAAGTAGCAAAAGGTATTGGTGGTGGAGAAAAAACTGTTGATAG